TCAGTTGGTAGAGCGTGAGGGGTGCAAGCCCTCAAATGCCGCTGGTTCGAGTCCGGCCAACGGTACTGCCACCAGACTAGATACCTGCGCCTTTTTCCGGAGGGTGCAGGTATCGCCCTATACCATATAAAAAGCACACGCGCGCGCACGCGCGTTTAAGGGCTCGGTAGAGGCCTAAGTTTACGACCATCCCCCCATCAGAAGGAGGACACAGGCATGAAAGACGGATACTGGGTAGTGCGTACATATCAGGCGGGAGCCGTGGGAGAGAAAACAAAGTTTTGGGTTCCCGGTGCTCGCCCAAGCAGCAAGTCCTCACGGAAAGAGAAATCGGAAATCAGAAAGCAGGAGCAGAATGAGCACTCGGCAACAAAACAGCTGGCCCGGCTCATCAACGCTAACTTTGGAGAGGGAGATTGGTTTCTTGGACTGGACTACTCTCCGGCCGGCATGGATCGCCTGATAGCCTGGGCAAAGAAGAAAGGCCTGTCTCCGGAGTCGGAGGATGAGTCTGTTCGCATGGATGCCATTCGTGCTGCAGCTGAGCATGAGATGACCCTCCTGTTCCGCCGGATCAAGCACACCCTGGTGAAGGAGGAGAGGGAGGAGACTCTGCGATATGTGGCCATCACATCGGATATGGATGGAGACACGGGAGAGGTCGTCCGCATCCACCATCACCTGATCGTTCCCAGAGCGCTTAGGGATATTTTCGTGGAGAAGTGGAAAGAGCTTGGGCACGTGGCCTGGTCTCCGCTCTCCAAGCAGGCAGATTATACCCCCATTGCTGAATATCTGATGAGACAGGTTCGCCGGGTACCGGATGCCAAAAAGTACACCCGGAGTCGGAACCTGATCGTCCCGAAACCAAAGGATAGAGCGGTGGCCACCGATGCCGAACTGCGGGTGCCCAAGGGTGGAACCCTCCTCCACCGCAATGAGTACAAGCCTGGCCGCCCCCAGTACATTCGCTACGTGCTGCCTCCAAAAGCGGGAAAGGGAGCGGGGAAGGATCCGCCGGATGCAGCATGATTTTCCGACACGACAACGCGTGCGCAGGGGGGCGCGCCCTCACGCGTACGCGCGCACGCGAGAGAAAATGACCGGAAACTGTTGAGGCGCAAGGGATTGCGCTATTTTTTCATGCCCAAAATGTTGACGATTCAAAGCACGACTTTTTTGCTATCATGGTATCACGAGAAGGTAGCGTAGCCGAAAGGAGGGGCTGCACAGTGGCACGGAGAAAGAAATATACCCAGAAGACGCTGGAACAGGCGGTGCGACGTTACTTCGCTTCGATCAGCCGTGAGCGCACGGTTACGGAGCGGGTCGAAAGCGGACGGAAAGACAGCTCTGGGCACGTGATCTGGAACACTGTGCCGATTAAGAATCTCCTTGGCGAGGAAATGCGGGTAATTGAGTACATGGTTCCCCCAACGGTGGGTGGCCTGTGCAGCTACCTCGGGATCCACAGGAGTACATGGCACGAATACAGCAACCAGAGCAAACATCCCGAACTTGCTGCCATTACAGGTTGGGCTAAAGGCCAGATGCAGGCCTGGCTGGAGGAGCAGCTGGTCACCCGCAGGGATGTGAGGGGAGTTGTATTCGATCTCGAGAACAATTACGGATACGGGGAGCGGGGCTCTGATGCCGGCAGCGAGGCGGTGCAGATCATTGACGACCTGTAAGCTGTCAGAGATTATTTCCCCGGCATTTGCGGAATCGCACCGGGCTGTGAAATCCGGCGAAATCAATGAGCTGGTGGAGAAGGGCGGTCGTGGCGGAGCCAAATCATCGTTTATCTCCGTAGACGTGGTGTTGATATTGGTCAAGAATCCCGGTGTTCATGCGGTGGTGTTCCGCAAGTATGGCAATACCCTGCGTGCCTCCGTGTATGCCCAGATGTGTTGGGCCATTGCGGAGTTAGGGCTGACCCACCTGTTCAAATGCACAGTGTCGCCAATGGAGTGCGTATATATACCAACAGGGCAGAAAATCATGTTTTTTGGCCTGGACGACCCAAGTAAGGTCAAATCCATCAAAGTGCCATTTGGCTATATCGGTGTGGGTTGGTTTGAGGAGCTGGATCAGTTCGATGGCCCGGAGGAGATACGATCCGTTGAGCAGTCCATTTTTCGCGGCGGTCCATACTCCATGTGCTTTAAGTCATTCAACCCGCCGGCGATGGCCCGCAACTGGGCCAATCGCTACGCGCTGGAAGCGAAGCCGGGTAAGATGGTCCACCACAGCACCTATCTGACCACCCCGCCGGAGTGGCTGGGACCGCGATTCATTGCAGATGCTGAACACCTGAAGGAGACCAACTACACCGGGTACCGACATGAGTACCTGGGTGAGGTGGTCGGATCCGGGACGGAAGTATTTGAGAATCTGGAGATAAGAACTATCACGGATTCGGAGATAAAAGACTTTGACCGTGTGACCAGCGGCGTGGACTGGGGCTGGTATCCGGATCCATGGGCATGGTACCGGATGCACTATGATGCCGGCCGCAAGACCCTGTACCTGTTTGATGAGCTGACCCGTTGGCGCACCAGAAATGAGGATACCGGCAAGCTGCTCCTCGACAGGATCCCGCGTGATGAGCTGGTCATTGCCGATAGTGCGGAAGTCAAGAGCTGTGGTGACTACCGCAGCTATGGTATCCGATGCCGGGAAGCAGATAAAGGTCCGGGCAGCGTGGAATATTCCATGAAATGGCTGCAATCGCTTAGAGCTATAGTGATAGACCCGGAGCGGTGCCCCGATACCACCAGGGAGTTTACCGAGTATGAGTACGAACGCAACACAAAAACCGGAGAGGTGCTGGAAGGGTATCCAGACGCAGCCAACCATCATATCGATGCCGTCCGATACGGTACAAATAAGATCTGGAAACGGAGGGGCCAGTAATGGGAAAATTTAAGACTTGGCTCATAGAGAAGTTTCTTCCAGCATGGGCCAAGGAGACGATCTATAACGATAACGCTAAGCTGCGTATGGAAATCCAGATCCTGAAGCAGCAGATTCGGGAGCAGGCCCGATATATAGACGGGCTGGAGCGGGGTATCCGCTCTCAGCGCCGTGTAGTGATCCATAACGAGGTGAGCAAATGAGTATTTTCACGGCACTGACCACTGCGTACAGCATGGAGGATGCGTTCAAGGCCAAAGACGTCACCTCCCAGGAGATGCGGAGAGCAATTGCTGAGTGGTTCAGGCTTTATTATGAGCAGGAAGCCACCAAGGACAGAGATCCCTGTCAGCGCATTGCATACACTGTGGTCAACAAGCTTACCAAGACTTGCTTTGGCGAATATTCCGCCAGCAGCAAGGATGAGTTCGCCCAATCAGTTTTGGAAGCTTTAGGGAAGAGCAAGAACAGGGCCATGCAGCTGACGCTGGCCGGCGGTGAGGCATTCCTGAAGCCTGTTCCGATGCCCGATGGATGGATGTTTCATGTGGTGCGCCGGGATAATGTTCTGGTGTTTGGTCGATCTGTTGTCGGTGCCCCAACCGATATTGGTACGATTGAGCGCACCACGCATGGATCCTCCTACTACACACTGCTGGAACGGAGGAACGTTGACGGAACGGGGCGGCTGACAATTCGGAATATGCTTTACAAGAGCGAAATGGACGGCCAGTTAGGTCAACAGATCGCGCTTGGGAGCTTACCGGAGTATGCGAAGCTGCTGCCAGAGTACACGTACACGGTACCGCTTGGTGGTCTCGGCATGGTGCATATGAGGGTCCCCATCGAAAATGTGGTGGATGGAAGCCAGGATGGTGTCTCTGTTTATGCCGCGGCTGTGGGTCTGATCCGGAACATCGACCGGAACGAGGCCCAAATCAACGGAGAATTTGAACGGAGCAGAAGCAAGGTGTTTGCCTCTGCCGATTTGCTCAAACAGGGAGATGACGGAACACGCCACGTTGATGATGATGTGTTTGTCGGCCTGGACGATAATCCCGACGAAATCGGCATGACCATTTTCAGCCCTACCATCCGGGAGCAGTCTTTCTTAGCACGAAAGCAGGAATATCTGCGGAATGTGGAAACGATCATCGGGATCAAGCGAGGTCTCCTGTCCGAGGTTGAAGCTCAGGAGCGTACAGCCAAAGAAATCACATCCAGTGAGGGTGATTATAATCTGACAATCACAGACCTGCAGCAGATGTGGGAGCGGGCGGTCAGAGATGTCATCAAGCTGTGTGGTATCATGGGTAAGCTGTACCGGGTACCCGGAGCCCATGAGGTAGCCGAAGATGCGGTTACTATTGACTGGGGCAACGGAGTGCTTTTTGATGAGGATAAGACTTGGGCTGGATACCTGGACCTGGTAGCCAGGGGGATGCTCAAACCTGAGATCGCTTTGGGATGGCGCTTTGGAATGCCCACGGATACCGAGGACGACTTGAAGAAGATTCGGAAAAAGTATATGCCCGTTATCGAGCAGATGATCGGGAATGGTGAAGAATAATGCTCACCCCCGAACAGATTTCCGCATATGGCGACTCAGCGCGGAAACTTGTTGAACCGATTACTGAGTTTCTGCTACAGGACATTGCCCGCCGTATCACCGATGCCGGACAGCTGACCAGTACAGCGGCCTATCAGGTCTGGAGAGCCCAGCAGCTGGGCATGAGCCAAAAAGAACTGAAAAAACGGCTGCAAAAGCTGCTGAATATCTCCAAGAAGGAACTGAAGGAATTGTTGACCCAGTCAGCGGAGGTTGGATACCGTTTTGATCTGGACCGACTGCCAACTGCGGCGGCCACCCCGTTCAAGAAGAATGTGGCGCTCCAGCAGATAGTTAAAGCAGCTGTGGAGTTGGCGGAGAAAGACTTTACAAACCTGACGCAGACTCTGGGAATGATAGACCCTCACGGCAATGCGCTGCCCCTGCAAGACGTGTACCGGAGTTGTACTGACTTCGCATTTGAACAGGTCATTACCGGAGCTACGGACTACAATACCGCAATCCGGCAGGCAACCAAGAATCTGGCGGAGCGGGGAGTGGTCACCATCGACTATGAGTCAGGCGTCCGCACCTCGCTGGAGGCAGCAATCAGGCGCAATATCATGGGCGGCCTCGGTTTAATGCAGGAGCAGATCAGCCAGCAGAATCATGATGACTTGGGCTGCGATGGGTGGGAAATATCCGCCCACGCCAACAGCGCCCCAGACCATGAGCCCATACAGGGGAAGCAGTACACAGATGCAGAGTACACGGCCCTGAATAACTCTCTGGTGCGCCGGATCGGGACTCTCAACTGCGGCCATGCGGCATTCCCCATCATTATGGGAGTCAATGCCCCCCAGTACACCCCGGCGCAGTTGG